TCACCTAAAGCTTTTAGTCTAATTTTTTCTCTTTGTTTTTTTTCTTCTTCAGTAAATTCTTCAAAAGATTCTTCAGAGATGACCTCTGTATTTTCTAATTCTATTTCTTCTTTTGTCTTAGGTTTATTAATTAGACCACCAAACAATTCTTCTAAAGCAGAAATTTTAGCGTCTTCTTCTTTTATCTTTTTATCTAAGTCTTCTTTTTCAAACTCAACATTTGCAAGAAAAGTTTTAAGACCTTTTTCTAAATGCCATTCTGTAAGTTGTTTTTCAGGATCGATAGATAATTGTTCTGGTTTTTCTATTTCACCTGCTAATCTTGCTTCTTGTAGTTGAGTTATTTTTTTCTCAATATCTACATCTATCTCTAGATCGCCACCTACTTGTTCAAGTTTTACTGACATACTACGATCTAGTCACGCTTGGTGTGACTGTTGCTCTTCCCTCTATTCTTCTAGTTATCAAACCAGATGAATCTGTTGTTGTTAAATCCCAAACATATCTTCCTTCGTCAAGAGTCGCTGTCACAGCATCGGTCATAGTAATAGAACAGGTACCGTCTGTTGCACTTACTTTAGCAGTAGTGAAATCATGTTTTGTAGAAGACGAGTAAGTTTTTCTAAGAGTAGATGTTATCGTCTCGTTTGTTAAATCTACGACAGTTCCTGTGGAATCTTTGATGGTTAATGTTTCTGTGTAATCACAATCTTGATCTATTGTGATATTCTGTATTATTGCCATTAGTCAAATCCCGTTAATCGTTTTCTTATATTTATAATATATTTAAAACGCCCAACTGACAAATGAGTATCTAGTGCCTTTTGTACATTCTGTCACCTCATGTGGATACATGAAATTAGAGGGAAACATCAATATGTCTCCTGTTTTTAGTTTGATTGTAGTATCTCTACAAGTAAATTCTGATCCTTCGTATTCTTCATTTAGATTACCGACCATTGAGACCAAAGGTACACCTCTTTTTTTACCATCAAATATACTATGTATATGATCGTAATGTTTTCTCATCATGGTACCTACCTCATATCTATTAAAACGAATTGTAGAATAGCTGCTCAACCATTGACTGCCTGTCTTTTCGCCTTCCCAAGAACATAGTCTTTGATATTCGTCTAGTGCTTTTGCGATCGGTAGTTTAAGTTTATTTTGTTGACTCAATGTAGAAGACATCACATCTAATTCTTTTGTCTTGTAAGATGTATTTGTGCCTGTGGTGTAATTATTCCATTGATGTTTTACCCATTTTCTAGTATTACATTCATCAACAATTTCTTTACATATATTTTTAGGTATTGTGTTTTGTACTATGATATAGTCTTCTATATTATTTTTGTAGTTTAGCATTTTTAAACCATCCAGGTAAACCTACGAAAGGTCTCTTATCAAATTGATTTTCTTTTGCCATTTTAGAACCTTTTTTATTATAGTGTAAAAATACCTGACCACAATCTTTACCTTTAAATTCATCTCGCCAATGTTCTAAATCACAACCAGAATATATCAACATGTCACCTGGTTTTAAATCTACTTTGATACCTGCCTGACCTGTCTTACCTGTCGGGTCTAGATATATTGGCCATGGGTCACCACCTAGATTTAGTGTTGTGGATATCTCACATGAGTATCTATCTTTGTGTCTAGCAAGAACATCACCTTGTTTATAGATTCTTGCATAAGAATATGTCTCAGAGAGTTTTAGACCTGTATGTTTCTCCATAGCAGGTTTAACTTTCTGTAATAATGTTTCCATTAATATATCGCCATAGTGAGAATAAGTATTTGGCACTTGTTCATCATTCCATATACCATAATACTCTGTAAATGGTGATATATATCTCTCATCAAATAAAACTCTTGCGACTTTTCTTTTATTTAAAAAGTAAGAGTATGCCATATCGGCTACTTCTTTAGACACAGCATTTTTTAATACGGTGTATTTATTTTTTTTGAATGACATTTTTTCCTTTCAACTTCACAACATTTTTTCCTTTTAAGTTCATTTTGTTTTTAATTAAATTCTTAATAAAATCAGGTTTTTCTTTGGGAGAGAAATGACCTAGTATAGTTTGAATAAATGCTTTCTTGACATCTTTATTTACTTTAGGCATTTAACACCGCCTTTGGTATTGCTTGACAGTTCCAATGTATAAATCTAAACGGTTCATAACCCATATCCACAACGTATTGATGTGGCATATATGAAGGAAAGAATATCATTGATCCTGGTTCTACCTTATAATTTATTTGAGTGCTTGCATATGTTATCTTAGATTTATCTAACTCTGGTAGACCATTCATAAGATTACCTGGTCTAGGGTCTTCAAATAGAGGTAGTGATGTTCTCTCACTTGCCTTTAGAAAATAGAAACCTGATATATGACCATTCCAGTGTGTGTGTAGTGTATGATGTCCGCCACCTCTTTTAGCAAATTCTTGTACCCACATCTCTGTCGTAAATATTGAATAATTCCTTAGATCATAACCCATTTCTGATAATAGATTATGTGATGTTGCACCTATATAGTCTTGTAATTTTTTAAAATTAGGATCGCCTATTAGGGTTGTTGAGTGAAATACATTACCCATGTCACCCTTGTCACCAAATAGTTTATTTCTCTCATCTATATCTTTTTTTAAATTTTTCTTTGCTGCTTCAATATATGAGTCAGAAGCTTTATTTAACTCATTGACAAATGCAGGTTCTTTTGTGGACCATATAGGACACTTAAATAATTCTTCTCTAAATAATTCTTTAGGAAAAGTTAATTTATCTTTCTTAACTTTTGTCTTCTTCTTTTTTATATTCTTCATTTTCTTTTTCACAATACTCCTATCTAAATGGATATCCTAGATTCCATATCACTAAACTATTTCTTTCACCCCTTGTCACTGGACACACCCTATGCCACACGAATGAGGGAAATACAACCAAAGAACCCTTAGGTAATATTTCTTTACATTTTCTAATTTGTCTTTTTTTATCTGGATCATTTTGTCTAAAATCAAATTCTAATTCACCACCCTTATAGTCTTTAGGGTCTGATAGAGTGACCGTCACAGATAACTTTCTTATCTTACCATGTGAAGGATCATTTTCATGTTCCCTTGTATAGGGTCTATTCCAACTATCACAATGCCAATCATAGTATTGACCTTTTTGATATTTTGTGAATTGACAACTCTCTGAGAAATCCCATTCAAAGTTCCAACCTGCACTTTGATTTGCTCTATGAACATAGGGTTGTATCTCTTTGTAGATCCATCTATCACTCATCCAAACAATATTTGAATCTCTTTTTGTTTTTAAATCTTTGATCTGTTTTTGATTTAACTTCTTACCATCACCGTAACCACCAGTGACAGCCATTTGATGTTGTAGTTGATGACCATATTTTACAATGTCATCACATATTCTTTCTGGAATTGCTGATTGAAAATACCAATAATAATTTGTTAAGTTCATGTTATAGTCACCTTCTTTTATTGTCTATCCGTATTATAACATATTTATAATACTTTGTAAAGCGCTTATTATGCTTTGGTTATAACTAATGTACCAGAAGCAGTGAATTTGGCAATTTTATCTCCACCAGGGTGTGTTGATCCTGTAAATGCACAACAAGGACTACCAGCAAATGCAACAGCACTTGGTCCTCTAATGACTACGATACCTGAACCACCAGCTCCTGCTGATTTTCCTGGTCCTGGTTCAGCAGCACTTGCACCACCTCCACCACCAGTATTTGCAGTTCCAGAAGTACCACAACTATCTATTGAGCCACCGCCTCCACCACCAGATCCTCCTGCTCCTCCTGGAGGACCCATACCTGCGTCTCTAACTGCTCCACCTCCTCCAGCGTATGTTGTATCAGGACCTAAAATTGTATTTGGTGCTCCATTACCACCTTTACCAGCTTTACTACCTTGGGCTCCATCTTCTCCAGCAGCAGTAGCACCACCACCTCCACCACCAGCACTGTTAGGACCATTAAGTAAATCTGACTCACCACCTGCATTACCTTGAGGTGGACTTACGGGAGGAGTATTACCAGCACCTCCAGCAACTTGACTGTAGGCTGGACCTGCACCACCAGCACCACCACCAGATCCTCCAGCCACACCAGCTTTTACAGAATTTTGTTCAGAACCACCGCCACCACCACCAGCAGATTCTATACAAGCAAAAGAAGAAACACCTCCACTTCCTGCTTGAACAGCATATGCTCCTGTGGCACCTCCAGCACCCACTACTATTGAATATGTTCCTGTTGTTATGTCTAATGCAGTACCTCGTAGTGGACTAGGTCCGTAACCAGTGGCTCTATAACCACCTGCACCTCCACCACCTGCAGCTCTACTACATGACTTACCACCACCGCCACCACCAGCGACTATTAAATAATCTAAATCAACATTTAGAAATCTTGAACCATCGTCCCATGTGCCTTGTTTTCTGGCTGCAAACTGTGATCTTAGATTGAACACTCCACTTGCTTTGTTTAATTCTTTTACTATGACTACACCAGAGCCACCATTTGCTCCTGCTCCTGGTGTTTGAGAGTTATTACTTACATAAGAACCTCCACCACCACCACCACCTAAATTTGCTGTTCCTGCTGTTCCTGGACCTCCAGGAGAACCTGAACCAGGATAATCTCCACCAGCTCCTCCTCCACCTGGACCACCAGTTCCACCAGTTCCACCACCTGCAGGTCCTTGACCACCACCACCGCCACCTCCTGCATATGTGACTGGACTACCTGTAATCGAATTTGCTAAACCATTTCCACCATTTCCTGATGTAGGACCTGGAGCTCTTGGGACACCAGCACTACCAGCACCACCACCACCTCCACCAATTTCAGGACCACCTTCAGGTGCGTCACCTGAACCACCATCATTTCCTTGACAAGCTGTTCCTGATCCAGCAGTTGCACATGCTTGACCAGCTCCACCACCACCAGAACCTCCTGGTGCTCCTGCTTGTGGAGTAGATATATTTGAAGAACCACCACCTCCAGCTATTGCTGTTAAACCAAAACCTGTTGAATTATTTCCACTTGCGTCTGCGCCTGGTCTATTATCAAAAGTTCCACCACTTTGGCCAGAACCTCCTGCTCCTATTACAAGAGGATAACCTGTTGCTCCACAAACACTTATAGGACCACCACACCTAATCATTCCACCAGCACCTCCGCCACCACCTCTAGCTTTACCACCACCTCCACCACCAGCTATGACTAAAGTTTCAATAAATCTAGTTCCTGGTTGTGTTGTAAGTGTACCTGAAGATGTTTGAGATGTAATTTTATCTTTACCAAAAGAAAGTGTGTTCTTTTTTCCTATGATACCGCCGTTGGTTCTAGCCATTTAGGATCTCCTATAATGCTACCCAAGCTTTAGTATCTGCATTCCATCTATGTTTTGAATCGTCTGATATCTTAGTACCGTTCCATCTAGTGTTATCTTCATCCCAAGATATCGCATATGCTGATTGATCTCCCTCTGGATAAGTCACTGGAGCTTGCCAGTCATCACTACCATCTAGTGTCCATGAAGCATACGGTTGTGGGGTTAAAAATTTGTTCTTTGATTCATTGTACACATAACCTATTCCTGCGTACTGTTTTCTAAAATTGTTATTATATGATGTCTGTTTCCATGTTCCGCCGCCAAAGAAATTAACACACCATGTTTCACCATCAACGTGTTCATCTGATGGTACACAATCATTTCCAACAACCACTACTCTTTTCACAACTAAATGTGTATCAGAAGTAAAACCTGTCGGATCGGTTTTTGATTCTAATTCTGCAAAATGTGCCATTGTTTATTTCCTTCTATTGTTATTTATATACTATTTATAATTAATTTTAACTTATTGTTAGTGTTCCTGATACTGTAAATCTAGCAACTTTATCATTAGCAGGACCCACACAAGTATTTACTGTATTTGTGCCAGGACTTACTGATACACCTGTCGCACTAGGTACTCTTACGACTACAACTCCTGAACCACCTGCTGCTCCAGGACCATTAACACTTCCTGGATGATATCCACCACCTCCACCACCACCAGTATTGACTGTTCCTGCAGTTCCTGATCTAGGTGATCCTGGTCCAGAAGGTGTTCCACCTTGTCCTCCCGTACCACATGGAGAACCTGCACCTCCACTTGCATTTATATATGTACCTCCTCCACCACCTCCAGCATATGATACTGCTGATCCTGTGATAGAACTACTTAAACCTGCTCCACCTCTTCCAGATTGATTATTTGCTGGTGCGTTTTGACCTGCTTCAGTTGCACCTCCTCCACCACCAGATTGACCGTAACCACCGCCACCTGCTTGAAAAGAGTGTCCTGCACCACCTGGATTACCCTCTGGAGCCATAAAGCCTCCTTTGTTTCCAGCGATATTAGTTCCTGATGATGAGTGTCCTCCACCAGATCCTCCTGTGTCCTCAGATGAACCACCTGCGGTAGATACAATTGAAGCAAATGATGAATTATTTCCACAACCACCTGCTGATCCACCTGCACCGATTGTCACAGGATAAGCACCATTAGCTAAATCTAAAACTTGACCTCTAGTAGATTCACATCCAAAAGATGTTCTTAATCCACCTGCACCTCCACCACCATCTCTAGCAGCGCCACCTCCAGCACCACCAGCAACAACTAAGAAATGAACTTTGTTATTGAAATTATCTGGATCATCAATTTTAAGTGTTGCTGATGTTTTAAATCTTGCGACTTGACACGCACCAGAATTTATTATTGCAGTTTCATTACAGGCTGAAGGTTGTGTAAAAAATATATCTCCTGCTGCTCTTGGTGCTCTTACTACGACAACACCTGAACCACCTGCTGCTCCAGTTCGAGTTCCTGTTCTAGCTTCACCAGAACCACCACCTCCACCAGTGTTCGCAGTTCCAGCAGTTCTTGCTGCTCCTGGGTCTCCACCATTTCCTCCACCACCTGCACCTCCATCTCCAGCTACGGATGGGTTAGAATTATTTGTTGAACCCCCAGCTCCACCTCCTCCAGCGTATGTTGTAGATGTTCCAGTAATATTATTAGGTGCTCCTGCACCACCATCTCCACCACCTGTACTTCCAGGTTGTCCAGCAGTTCCAGCGCCTGTGGCACCTCCACCACCTCCACCAACTGTGTTCGGAGTTCCTGATCCTGCACCACCATCACTACCTTGTGCTGGACTTACAGGAGGTGTATTACCTGAACCACCAGCATCTCCTGGTCCACCTCCACCACCACCTGATCCTCCATCTAAACCTGGTGAATTTCCTTCTCCACCACCTCCACCACCAGCTGATGTTATTGTTCCTAAAATTGAATTATTACCAGTTGTTCCAGGAGTGGCATCCGAAGCACTACAACCTCCAGATCCTCCTGCTCCACCTGCACCCACTGTGACTGCGTGAGAAGTTCCTACTTTGAAAGTTAGTGAGCATCCTCGTAGTGGACTAGGACCGAAACCAGAAGCACGATAACCTCCAGCACCACCTCCACCACCAGAACCTGCTGAACTACTGCCTCCACCAGCAACTACCATGTAATCTATTGTTTCTCTACGTTTAGGTAATGTTCCCTCATCTAATAAATCTACAACATCGCCTAATCGCCAAACACCTGACGCTTTATCTAATTCTTTTACTACTAC